CTACTAAGGGGCAAATGATGATCAATGACTACTATGATTTTGCAATAGCGGGCCATTTTCTACCGGCTTTGATCAATGGTGACTATACCGGCCTTGACGATACCGAAGCGAAACAGCTTGATCAATTCGTTGACCAGTGGCAGCACTTATCTGGCACGTTTGACGTACTGCCTACTGGCACTGATTTCAAAGTGTGCGAAGTGTGCGACTTGTATGCGGAAACACATGATGTGCGATTGTATTTTTATAACAAGGACTTGCCCGCCGGTGTAACTTTCGACGCTTTTGCTGACTAAGGGGCCAACTATGCGAAAGATTTTTTATGAAATTCGAGAATATAAAACTCCCGTTTCCTATAGCAGTCCACTTGGCAAAAAGTTAAGACCTCGCTGGCGCTGTGTAAAGTTAATTGCACGATTAACAATAGCAGGCCATCGTGATATCGTGATGGTACCAGTGGCAGTTAATTGCAGATAACAAGGGGATACCATGAAAAAACTCGGTGAGCGATTCGACGAAAAAATGGAGCAAGGTGGAGTTTTCTTTTATGCAATGGCACTGGTAATTTGCTTTGCGGTTTACTTAGTGCTAACCCTTGCCATGCTGCTATTCTGACAATGTAAACTTAAAAATCTACACTGTAAACTTAAGGGGCTATTAATGAAAAACGGCACAAACGCACACTCAAAGCCACAATTTGAGGGTCAAGTTGTAAAATTTGTATCGCCGCATCATCAGTCGGTTATTCTCTACGATATTTGCAAGCGAAACAAAAAATACGGCAATCTAGAATGGTATGCTTTGAACAATCCAACGGATAAACAAACGGAAAGCGCCTTTTGGATTGATTAAACTTTCAGCAACTCAAAATCTAAGCCCCTTTTAGGGGCTTTTTCTTTTGTACCCTCATCCTACTATTCCCTAAACTTTTGAAGCCCTCAGAAGCCCTCAAAATGCCCTCAGAATTGATTCTTGCCGCTTGCCGCCAATCCGCTTTTCAAAAATCCAGTATGCAAAATCAGTTTGTAGTCAGGTTGGCAAGTCTTGGCGGTCTATTCTCTTGACATTTGAATCTGCCAAAAAAATCGGAAATGATCCGCGCATGTTTCGCATTGTGTGTCCGAACTTTTCCCTATAGCTATACGAACCCTATAGCTATAGTAACCGTATAGTCTTAGTAAATACCTTTTCCTATATGTTGTAAGAGATAGATTTTTTGCATATACGTTTACCCCGATGATCCTATAGCTATAGCACCCCTATAGCTATAGCACAACTATATCTATACGAACCCTATAGCTATAAGAACCCTATATCTATACGTTTACTAAAGCTATATGAACCCTATAGCTATATGTATATATGTGTTCTCCCGCTTTACAAAATAACACTACAGTTATCCACAGACTATCCACAGAGTTATCCACCGTATTTTCTTGTCACAAATCTATCTCTCAAAATAGTTGTTGACAGTGTTTATTGTGTGTATTAGTGTGCGCCTGTGCTGATGCACAACTATCCGTTTCCTAACTTGTGAGGTGTCTATGACTACTACCCTTCAGGATCATCTTGATCCTCGTTTCGACACAGACCTAATAGACCGTATCAGGCAGCAGGAAGCTAATGCTCAAGCTGCTTTGGAACGTGCTAAAGAGTCTGTCCGTCATCTCTCCGCTTCTGTCTTACGCTTGCGCGAAAGACGTTTCCAGTTGATAGAACTTGATGCTTGATTGATATAGGGGCTGATCCATGACTTACTTAAAAGACATCAAACTATGTGTTGATTGTGTTTTCTTTGGCACACCACACGGGCAACGGGATCGTTGTCTGAATCCTTCTGTCACTAGCTTAGACCTAGTACATGGCACTGAAATCTATCCATTAGCCTTTGTGCAACGTACTAGCCACAGTGACAAGGACTGCGGTGACAAGGGCAGACATTGGGTACTGAATGAAGATACGCAGGTTACACGCGAGAAGAAACGTCAAGAGTTTGAAGAGGCCATGCGTGATTGCCCCTTCTGAACGCGCTCTGATGACGCAAATGGGGCGCAAGATGGTGCAGGTAATCAATGAATGGTGGGCTAAGTCTGCGATTACCTTTGCCATTGCTGCCTTTGCTTACTACGCTGGAGTTGCTCAAACTGAAAGCAGAATAGCCGCTGATTGCAGGTTTGCTGCGGCCTTCCGAGTGGACATCCAAGCCTTCACTTGCCAGAGGAAACTATGAATAAGGAAGACATTATCCGCATGGCGCGGGAGGCTGGCATCGGTTGGCTTGAAAGAGCTGAAGGCATATCAGAATTTCTAGAACGCTTTGCAAACCTAGTCGCAGCAGCGGAGCGTGAAATGTGTGCAAAGGTAGCTGAAGATATGGGCAACATAGACGGAAACATGAACAAAACATGGCGAAACGGATGCTTTGACGTTGCTTTTGCTATCCGAGAGAGAGGTGCGCCATGACTGACGATGATCTGCTAATCCAAGCCTTACACGCTCTGATTACCGCCTATGACTGCATTGGGTCAGAGGATGAGCGCAAGGTGGTCACGAAGGCCGTAGAAGCCTTGCAAGAACGCTTAGCTAAGCCAGACGTTGACCTGTGGGAAAGGGATCAGAAACGATGACAGCCAGTATCTTGATCTTCATGGGCGTTGCCTTAGTCGGTGCAGGTTGTTTGGTAGGAGTGGTAGCCTTGATCCTCTTTTTGGCATCTACTTTTGAAAATGACTGACGATCTGATAGACAAGATTATCCAAGCTACTGCCGCTGACCTAGGCGATTCCATAGACGAAGCCTATCTATGTGAAGGTCGAGAATTGGTGCGATCAATTATCAAGAACTACCGTACTTATGTAAGATTTGACGTTGTAGAAGTGTATGACTTTGGCGATACACTTTCTGAAACAGTCTGGCGTAAACGTCAGATAGCCAAAGAATCCGAAACCTAACTATGAGGGGCTGATATGAGTGACTTTTCACCCGAAGTGCGTAACAACGCACTGTGGTCAAATGACGCTCGTCGTTTTGTCGAAGGACGAGGCGGCGAAATCTATGCCGAGAAGGTCGGCGCTAAACCATTAGACGATCTGTCTGATGTGGAAGCAGTACAAATGGGTCTGGTGATGCAAGAACCCATTATGAAAGAGTTTGCCAGAAGGAAACGCATCAATTTCAAAGATGCAGACTACTCGCTCTACCATCCACAGCACAGCTTCCTAGCTTCCCACTTTGATTACATATCCGAAGATGGGCAGACACTCTATGAGGTCAAGAACCTAGGCATCCACCAACGTAAGAAGTATGGTGACGATGGCAGCACAGATATTGACGTAGGCTATCGCGTTCAATGCTTGCATGAGTCGCTCGTTCATCGTATCCCCAACGTAATCTTAGTGGTCTGCTTTGGTGGGCAAGAGATTACCCATTATCCGCTTGCCTTCTCTGCTGAACAATGGGATATGCACGCCAGAGAAATGGCACAGTTTTGGGGCAGGATCAAGGCTAGGAACTTTGACCCTGAAACAATGGGTGACGCTGCCAAGATTGTGTACAAGCAAGACAACGGCAGCAGTCTGGTTGCTAACTCTGATCTTGAGCAAGCCTGCGAGATGCTATCAGTTATCAAGACGCAGAGGAAAGCCCTAGAAGCGCAAGAGGACGCGCTGACTGCCAAGATTCAAGGCTACATGATGGAGTCCTCCCAACTGGCAACCTATGACGGAAAGATACTCGCCACTTGGAAGGCCAGCAAAGCCACTAAATCCTTTTCTAAAGACCTGTTCCGCAATGCCATGCCTGATATGTATGACAAGTTTGTGGTGGAGCAACCCGGCGCTCGTCGCTTTCTATTGAAGTGAGGACATTATGAATGACAACATCATGAAAGCATTTCCATACACGGGCGCAGGTACAGATGGCATGGACTTGCGTGATTACTTTGCGGCTAAAGCTATGCAAGCCTTGTTATGGAATCCTGATAGAGCATTAGATGATAAAGAGGATGTTGTTCTTGCAGCCTATGAATATGCAGATGAAATGATGAAAGCGAGGGAAAACCATGAGTAACGTAGTCAATATGTCAGGCGATTCGTCGGCAGTCGCAACCCTTGATCCTGCTATCCAATCATCCATTGTCTTGCGGGGTGACTTGTCTGGTCTGAGTGAGGATCAGAAGAAGCAATACTATCTGTACCGCTGCAAACAAGTTGGTCTTGATCCTGCTGCTAAACCCTTTGACTTGCTTACCTTAAATGGAAAACAAATCCTCTACGCAAATGCAAGCGCTACGCAACAGTTGTGCGCCTTACATAAACTTTCCACTCAGATTACGCATCGGGAACGTGTGGATGGAATTTACCTTGTCTCCGTCCGATGCACAGGCGCTGACGGAAGAGTTTCAGAAAATCAAGGCGCAGTGGATGTTGGGAACCTTGTCGGCGAAAGATTGGCTAATGCCATCCTTAAAGCAACTACGAAAGCGATACGGCGGTCGGTTCTTGCACATTGTGGACTCGGAATGCTTGACGAGACTGAAGTTGAAACCATCCCGGAAGCGAGAGTCGAGCCGCTGGTGGTGACTGAAAAGGTCGAGCCAGTACAGGTTCAAGAGCCTCCCAAGCCTGTCAAGAAGGGTGGTGTAGCCTTCCTTGTGCCTTCTGGTGACACCTTCAAAGAACATGAGCGCTTTGCCAATGATGAAGAGTTTGTCAACGGCTACATTG